AAATCCATTGTCTGAATCCTGCGCGGTCTGAAGTTTCAGATCATCACCGGGGAAAAGGTGCGGAATTTTGACACCGCCCAGCGTCACGCTATTCGTGTCATACCAGGTGGAGAACTTATCCAGAATATTAATAAGCGGATTATCCTTCTGCCCCTGCGGCGCACCGGCGATATATTCAAAGGCCTTTTCGGTATCAAGGTCACTTTCAATCGTCGCTGCATACATCGCCTTCACTATGGCCGACTGAAGCTGTGTTGCCTGCAGGGAGTCCAGCATCTTCAGCCGTTCCATAACGCTGTAAAACTGATTGGCTCCACGGGTCTGCCCGTCCTCCACCGGCTCGAAAATATGCAGCATGGCCGGACGCCCGGTGGGAAGTTCACGCGGGATCCGTTCCCATCGTCCACTCCCAGAGAACGGAAAATCATCCTCACAGATATGGTACGCAACGGCACGGCCATATCGATCAACCTCCACACCGGCCCGCAGAAAACGGTTCCCGATACCGTGTCCTGGCGTGTCCACCCGTTTCGGACTCACGGCTTTAAAACGCGTACGAAACAGTTGCGTGCTCTCCGTATCCCAGACCGGCTGCACAAAGATTTCGCCGTTAAACGCATGAACGCCCACACCTTCACGGATAAATTCCGTAAACGTGCGTTTCCCTTCCACGTCGATCTCACCAAACATCCCTTCTGCGTATTCTGACCAGGCCGCCTCCACCTCATCGACAAAACTTTTTGCCGCGGTCTCCCGCATCCCCAGCCAGCGCCAGTTCGGACGGTAGCTAATCAGAAACATATGCCCGACAATGTGATCCTTATGCAGGGCCACCGCATTGGCCGCTATTCCGTTATTGCGCACCAGATCATCTGCACGGGCATTCCCCAGACGCAACGCGGGCAGCAGGGCCGCATCGGCACTCTGCGAGGGTGGCAACCACTCTGCCATTTGCCCGCCAAATCCTGCACCGCCACCGTTGTAGCTGAGGCTCTCCCGAAGCGGAACGCCGTTCACATCAATCAGGACAGGCGTTCGTTTCATAACCTCACTCCCAGCGGACGACGGCGACGGCGGGTTGTCCCCAGTACCGACTCCGCATCATTGATCGCCCGGTTAAGCTCATCCAGAGAAGCTGCCGTATATTCAATTCTGCGACCATCTTTCTGGACAGACACCACCCGTTTACCGGTTAATAAATCAAGGCGCGCCTGACGCAGCGCCTGCAGTTCAGCGACTGTAACCATTCACTCCTCCGGACAGCTTCGCTGCCAGTTCTTTAAGGGTTGGCCGGGTCGTCTCTTCTTCCCGGGATTTTGCCAGTACAGCCAGATCAAGCTGCCAGCGTTGCACGGACACACGTAATGCCGCGTAGGCATACACCAGGCAGTCCAGCGCTTCGTTACGCCGCTTTTTGTTATCCCACAGCAGACGCATCTTTCCTTTTTCCCACTTCTCCACAAGCTCTTCCGCCACCAGTTGCTGCGCCTCTGTCTGCGAAAAAATCTCCGGATCATCAGGAAAACGGATGGCATACGACGTGGCTTCATCCGCAGGCGTGGGATCGGCTTTCATACGGGCATAGAGAATTTCTTTTGCGGTGTCCGTCCCCACTTCGCACAGATACACGCCCCGCTGATTGCGGGTTTTTGGCATGGTGATCACCGGCTTGCCATAAACAGATGCACCTTTTACCGGCAGCACCCGGAAAACACCGTGTTTTTTTGACCTCTGATAGACAATTTCGCCATCGATCCCCCCGGTGTCCCAGCAGACACGGGAAATGGTCATTTCGGTTCCGTCTGCATGGCGGTATTTTTTGTTGATCGCCACATCCACACGTAACAGCGTCTCTTCCTCATCGGGACGCCCCATAATGATGATTTTATCCACCAGAAAGGCTTCCTCTCCCGGAGCCCATCCCCAGACATACATCTCAAAACGGTTTCGCTGCGAGTCAATGCCCGCCGTCAGATAAACCACCCGGGCTGGCACCGCCGCCGTGTAATGCACGACCTTATCCATCAGTACCTGGTGATCGAGTTTTTCGCCCACGGCCTCTTCCCAGGTCTCGCCCAGCGTGGTGTTCACAAAGGTTTTCAGGCCGTTGGGATCTTTCAGTGCATCCAGCCAGTCATAGACTATCTGTACCCAGGTGGTGAACGGACTGTACGCCGTCCAGATATGGAACGTGATGGAGCGCGGCGGCGGAATTTCATTATCCGCGGCGCTGAAAAACGTCAGACCGTCACGGGTCCACATCCCCGTGTTTTCACAGATCCACCGCCCGTTGCTCTGGTCAAGCTCAGACTGATGGATCACGCAGCCATGATGTTCACAGAGGTAGAAAACGCTTTCGGGGCTGTCCTTCTCCCATTTAAGGCCAAAAGGCGTGGACTCATCGCCAAATTTCAGATACTGCTCCTCCCCACAGTGCGGGCAGGGCACATAAAAACGCATGAAATGCGCCGACTCGTTGGCCGCTTTTTCGATCTGGCAGGAGCCTTTTATTTTAGGCGTCGAGCCGCGAATGGATTTTGGCCATACCGAGCCCTCAATACGCTTATCCCCCAGCAGGGTTGGCGAGCCCTCTTTTTCGACATCCGGCTCGAACGAGGAAAGTTCGTCATAGCAGACCACGTCCACGGATTTTTCACGGTAGTTTTTGGCGGCAGCGCCGCCCAGGCACCAGAAGCCCACACCCGATGAAAAGCGTTTCAGCGTGATGGTATTATCACGATGTTTACGTCCCAGCCAGGGAGAAAGTTTTTTCAGGCAGGGAACATCGCGAATCGTCGCCTCCACGTGAGACTTCATAAAATCTTCAGCGGCAGAATCCGTGGGCTGAAAAAGCAGACTGTTTCGGGATTTATGCTCAATAAAATACCCGGCGACTCCCAGCAACATCTTTGTATAGCCAACACGGGCAGATTTAATCAGATTAACAGTCCGGATCTGATCATTCCCCATGCTGTTCATGATGGCGATCTGGAACGGCAGCGTTTTCCATTCTCCCTCACCATATGAAGATTCTTTAGGCAGATAATAATTTTGATCAGCCCATTCAACTGGCGTCACCGGCAATGCCCTTATCAGGGGCTGTAATGCTGTTGTGACAGCACTCATCATATTATTCAGTTGTTGCTCTGATATATTCATCGAGTAAATCCGGTAATTTATCCCCCGCCCGCGCACACTGATTTGCCCCCTTCGCAATAAGGGTTTTCAGATGGTCAAGATGGCGCGGTGTTAAATCAGGAAACTGTCGCTGCATGGATAAAGGGATGGAATCAAGCGTACTGGATAACGCCATTGCCAGCTTGCTGAGGGCAAAAATACAGAACCCGGTGTCAATAAGTTTTCCTTTTGACACCTCATTTTTTAACTGCTGTGTAACAGCCTGTTCTGCTGTCAGTTCCCATCTGGCAATAAGCAATTTCTCCTCATAGTCGTCTTCGCTATCGCCATCAGGCACATCGTTTTTACTTCTTCTCAGATACGATATGTAAAAATCGCGCCAGGCATCCAGATCCAGTTGCCCTCGCTTATTCGATATCGGGGCACCCGGCAATTTCTGCAATCTGCGAAGCTGGCGATCGGTCAGACTTAAATGCCTGGCAACTTCAGTCTGCGTAGCCACTCCTCACCTCGCAAAAAACTCTCACCTCACAATCACAACAAAACCGGTCATGTCCGGTTTTAGTGTCTATTTTTTGCGCATGTCCGGTTCATGGAAAGCATGTTTTTATATTTTTCATATGGTTAACTTGCAGAGAAACCGGACATGGATCCCGGAAAATTTTCATAAATAGTGAAAATCCGCGAGGTCGCCGCCCCGTAACGGCCCGGATCGCCGGAAAGGACCCGCAAAAATGATAATGGTTATCATTTTCAATGTAGTCCGGTTTCTTCCACCATCGCACCGGACTGGCGACTATGAGGGGACAACGCCGCGCTCCGTTAACGCGGTAAACCCCGGTGTGTATCGTTTTTGATTATCCCCGCACACTCGCGCAGAGGAGTCTCCCTGTCGGGCTGCGGTCTCTGTTAATGAGGGAATACAGCGACGATACGGTGCATCAGCAAAACTTAGTTCAGGCACTGAGTGCGGATATAGTCCTGTGCCCCTTCCAGCTGCTTCTGCATTGTCATCAACCGTTCTCTGAGGATGAAATAATCCCGTTCAGCGGTGTCTGCCAGTCGGGGGCCGGTTGCATTATCCACGCCGGAGGTGCCGGTGGCTTCACGCACGGTACCGGAGCAGGTGGCGTTGATCCGCAGGCGCTTACGACCAGCGGCAACATCAGCACGCAGAGTTTCATTTTCAGCTCTCGCATCGGCTAATTCCCTCGAGTATCTGGCATCAAGTTCAGCGACATCACGCTGGCGTATCTGCATATCAGTAATTGTCGCGTTCGCCAGTTTCAGCTCACTGACTTTTTTATCGCGCTGCGCTTTGTAGGTGATGGCGTTATCGCGGTAATGATTCAGCCCCAGACTAAGCACACCACAGGCTACCAGCAGGACAATAATCACCACACACAGAACACGGTTCATATCACCACCAACGGATTGCCCAGACCAGAACAGCAATGGCCACAATACGAATGGCAAATGCCATTGCCCGAATAAGTTCAGCACTCATCTTTTTAAAGTTCACGATTTCAGCGCAATGACCAGTTTTGCCAGCCCATACAGCATCGGAGACACAGCAATACCAACAGCCACCCACTTAATAGCAAAAGCCAGCGCTCTGCTGATGTCATCAGTCACTGTCACCCCAGCAGCCCCGACGAAGACAACATCACCCAGGCGAGGGACAGAAAAAGAGCAACCAGCATTAGTGAAAATGAAATACCGACAATCACACACAGGACCTTTGCCGGCGTTATGAGTTTGTCTGACATAGCTACCCCTTAATTGCCACAATTAACTGGGATACTACCCATAAAAAAGGGATGCTCCAGACCAGCAAAAATTTCCAGTTTGGTAATTGACTAATCATGAGTCGCAACTCCCTAATCAGTTTGCTAAAATCAATCAAGGCAGCCTCCCATAGCTTACTGCCATAAAAACAAAACCCCGCTTGCTGCCAACAAACGGGGTTTTTACTTTTATTCACTTACATTTTGCCAGTTCGCAGGATTTCGTGTTATCCGTCCGCCTTGGCCAACGTCATTTATTAGCAAAATATTCTGCTTATCTGTCGATTCCCCAGCACGCCAGCGCGCTCTCCTGGTCACGACGGGATACCTGACCGTAACAGTTATTTGAGCGAATACGGCAGTCCCTGCCACCGTCCTTAATCCACCAGCGAATCGCCTCACACGCTCCCCTGCGGTCACCAGCATTCAGCCGCTTATAAAACGTCGACGGGAAACACTTACCGGGGCCAATGTTATAGGGACAGAATGACGCTATACCCGCTTTCTGTGGTTCGGTCAGTGGAACTTTAATATTGCGCTCCACCCATGCCAGCGCCTTATCCCGTTCAATGGCATTAACCTGGTCGCATTTTTCCTTCGACAGTTTCATGCCCGGAATAACAGGTTTACCATCCACCATTGTGGCACCGCGGCAGATGGTCCAGATACCCGCACCATCACGGTATGCCGTTGTGTGGTTACCTTCTTTTTCATCCAGAAACTGGTCGAGAATATCAGGCGCAGGCGCACCGATGGCAATCAACGCCAGAACGGCAGCCGACAGGCCATATTTGATTTTGGTGTTCATGGATATTTATCAGGATTTATCGGTTCCGAATCCCTGGATATGTTAAATCTTCAGCCCGCCAGCGGTAGGACACTGGCGTTTTTCCTGATGGCTGAAATATATCTGACAATTTCAGTAGAGGATTAACCATGCATAACGATCAACATAATTATGATTTATGCCTGCAAGCCATAAATGAGCGGGTAAAATCAGAGTGCCTCTTACTCCTCCCACAAGAACACGATGCAGTAAAATCCATTCAGGCTGAGCCGTATGGACATCTCACACCTGTGACTCTCGGCATTATCGCCAGAGCATTAACACAGCCCATGCTTATGCGTATTAAGACCAATATAAATAACTGGTTGAATGAAGAATTAAGCTACCTTGATTGTGAGTGGGACAATCATTACGCAAAAACACAAAAAGAACGCATCTTCAGTCGATTATCCAGCAACAGATAACGAGCCACCTTATATACGCCCTTTCAGATAAGTCATCCCCGGCTGCATCCAGTCAACAGGTGCTTTCTTAAAGGGCGTATTATCAAAATCACGCAGAAGAGCCTCCAGCACAACTGCATCATTGTCAGCACCACTGGCCATCATTTCAATCTCAGCTGCTACCTGCAGATATCCCATGCAACGACCAATGCGCTTCATCAGCCCCTGCTTTTTATTGTTCTTCAGGTAATCAATGGCAAATTCAATGAGCGCCTCACTATGCTGGTGCGATGGCGGTGTTAATTTCCCATTTTCTGAGATGGTTATTTTCCCGCCATCTCCGTATACAACAAAGGATGGCCGGTTACACTCCCATTCCTGATCTTTATCAGGTGCAGACGCAATAAAATAACGTTTATTTCCTTCCTCTCCGGCACTTTTAACCGTAATGGAGTACTCAGACTGCAGACAAGACGCCTCTTTTTCTGACCGCAGTGTTGACGGCGGCATCTTCAGAGAACAAGTAATTCTTCCCGGTAGCTTTCCTTTGTAGGTTATCAACACATCCTGCGCCTCTAAAATTACGGGGCGCTTTTCCGGCAACGGTTCGTTCCATTCACATAACCCGGCAGCAACATCCATGAAAAACTGCTTCGCCTGCTTTTTCGCCTCAGCTTCGTAAAACTCCAGCGTGGCACCTTCAGTACGGTCAAGACTAATCGCCACATCTGGCAACAACAGCGACGCTTGCCCGTCACCTTCCGGCTTCACAGTAACAGTAACCTTATCCCCGTAATTATTTATCCCCTTAACAACCAGTTCATATTTTTTATTCATCACTTTACTCTCCCCGCGCCGCCTTACGCCGGTCCTCTTTGATTTTGAAATACAGGTTAGTCAGGTACGTCAGCAGCCCAAACAGCAGACTCCCCAGCACGCCTATTGCCGCCCACTGAGACGGGGAAACCCTGTCCAGCAACTGCAGGAACCAGTAGCCCGTTCCCACCGCTGACGTGGTGTATGACACACCTGTTGTGATTTTTTCCATCTGGTACATACCCCGTCTCCCGTTATCCGGAAGCTCACAACAATATAAAGACCACCGGCACACACCGATGGTCCCTTGCGCAGGCTTACATCATCATGTCGCTGTCAGGTGTGGGTTCACCGCCATCTGAAGCACTCCCGTCACCCGCGATACCTTCCGGCTCCGGAACCGCTGGTACGCCCAGCAGCTCATCCAGAATGGCATCCACTTCTGCATCAAGACGCGACTCAAGGTTCTGGCGGAGTTTCTGTTTCAGTGCGCTCAGGACTTCTTCAGAGCGCAGGACTTCCTTCACTGCCTCAGCAGTGACCAGGGATGTGATTTCTGACATGGGATTTTCTCGTTGAAAGGTGTTGTCAAGAAAGTGACTACGGAATGAGCGGATCTTCGGGTTTGCTTCCGGCTGACTGACTGGCGCTGATTCTCTCAGCGGCCCTTTTATCAATCTGCCTGCGCCAGAAATCGCGCACTGCCCTGTACCCACCCGAAAGAAGATACATAACACAGACTGCCATACAGAAGTACAGCATTACCTGATGAATAAATGTCATAATTTCTTACCGTTATGGTTGACAATGAGAACTGTTTTCATTTAGAAATGATTGATGTCGAAAGCATCTTTTCTTTACATTCTCCATTGGGATTACCTCCGCCAGCTTCCATTCCTGCCGCTGGCGGCTTTTTTTATCATGCCGCGATGTCCGCGTTGTTCACTTCCACCTTCACACTGTCAATCAGCAGCGTATATGTCGCCGCCTTTGATATGCCTGTCAGTTGCAGTTTGTCCGCCGCCCCTGATGCCGGAGATTTCACCAGTGTGAACGGCGTCCCCCGTTTCTCATCCAGTACCGGCGTCACCTGAATGCTGTTGTTTCCGGCAAACTCAAAAGCCAGTGTGTGCCATCCGTTATCAAAGACCCCGAACGTTTCCAGCTTCGCATTCGGCTTCTTGTGGTGCATCGCGTTCAGGTTCGTCGCATCCGTCTGCAGAAAGAAGGACATCAGCATGTCGTTGCCTTCCTCTGCCAGCGTCACTCCCTCCGGCAGGGACGACAACTGCCAGTAAATGCCCAGGGCAAACTGATTCGGCACCAGTGAACCCGGCAACTTAAACCGTACGCTCACACGTCCCCCCTTCTTCAGTAACTCCACTCCCTGTCCGGCTGCATCATGCTCCAGAAACCAGATGTGGTTTTCCGGTTTATTCAGTTGCAGGGCCTTACCTCCCGTAGCCCCCGCATCACTGACCACCGCTTCAGCAATGTTTTTGTTAACATTGTCTCCGCTCGCCGGTTTGTGATAATAGCGCCAGCCCTGTGATGCCAGGTCTTCGCCGGACGCCAGCAGACTCATCAGGGTTCGGTTACTGACCGGGGCTTCCGGCTCTCTCTCCGTACCTTCACCGGAAGGTCCGGTGGGCTTCACCGTATCAGGCTGTTTTCCGGTAATGAATTCAGCGTTTCTCCCGGCATGCACAAGAATCGCCGTTGCCAGACGGTCGGAAATAATCCCACGACGTGCCCATGATCCAAAATGCGTTTTACGGTCGGCCGTCGTCCAGGTTTTGGCGTCCGTTCGACCACCGGCTCCGTAATACCCAATATCCGCAACATCCGGATCTTCTGACGGCTCGTTGGTACCCACATTTCGCCCGTTTTCATCCGTCATAAACGGCACAAAGAAGATTTTTTTTGCGGATTTCGTCTTGTATGCACCATACACCGCATCGTATTGCGAAGAATAAGTCTGCTTCCAGTAGTAGGTCGTGTCGCCACAAATCCAGGGAACCGATGACGGAGAGCCCCCGAGACACTGACCTCCGAATTCCGACAGGTCAGAACGATATTTTTCCACCATGGAATCAAACAGCCCCGGCTGAGTGGCGTATGCACCCTGTTTCAAATCAAACTCGCCCTGCATCCAGACCACTGCAAGCAGAATATTTTTAGGGTTGGCCTTCAGTGCGGCCTGAGTACGGGTAAGCAGGTCCTTGTACAGTGGCTTATCAACACCCCAGCGTGCCGAGGTCTCGCTTGCGCCGGTGGATTCGCTGAAGGTACCTTCATCGCCCGCCAAAAATGCAGAACCACCACGGCAGCACGGAACCAGAAGAATACCGGCATTCGCCGGAATAAACGGCAACAATTTCTTCGCGATATGTAATCCCTGCCCCACGCATCCATACTGAGCTGCGCTGGCTTTCGGGTGTGAAAACTTACTCAAATCCTGAACATCATGCAGGCAGTGGTCCGCAGGAATAATGTCATTGTAGTTACAGGACGCACCACCCGGCGTGACAGTGCTGCGACGCGCCAGCTGTTTAATACGCGGGTCCGGACGGTCATATGTCTCCGGCAGCGGAAGCCCTTCACCATACGCCATACCGTTTGACTGCCCGGCCAGGGCAACAACAAAGTAATACTCCGGGTTGCTGGTGGTGCTGATAACTGCGCCTTCTCCATCCGACGGCTTCACCACCACAGGTGTGGTGACATCACCTTCCGCCGCAATGGCCTGCATCAGGGTATAAGGCGTGATGGCCACCGGACTGCCAAATGGCTGCCACCCCTCCTTCAGTTTTTGTGTCAGTCGTTTCGCAAGGTCTGACGGCGATGCCGCCCTGACAACATCATAGTGTTTAAATGCCATGGTTCTTTCCACCATCTGAAAAATAATTCTTTAAAATACCTGACATGTAATACAGAAAAAACACAAAACCATACCTTAAATAAAAACCTCATCATCAAGCAGATATGCATGGATAAACTACAAGACGAGATATAAACCACCCTGCATTTAAATAAACAATAAACAACATCAGAAAAATAATTCTGCTCTATGGTTTACATTCAAAAATATCATTTATACTTTTCAGAACATCACCAGCAAGACATAAACAAGGAAACTAAATGAAGTGGATTGTGATTGATACAGTTATCCAGCCATCATGCGGAATATCTTTTTCAGTCATATGGAGTAAAATAAAATTAATAATCTGGTATCAATCGGATGCTTTCTTACCTCCTGAAAGTATATTTACACTGACTCACACAGGTATCATGCTCAATAACAAAGTGCTACCTGTAACCATTTACAACGTAGCACCATTCAATAAAACATTCTGGAATTTAATCAAAAACAGCCAGGAATGTCCTACAAATACAGATAACGTATTGAATGAATGCTTTAATAACCGTTGCACTCTGCAAATATGTCCTTATGGACTAAAACAACAAAGTCCATAAGGAGTTTACTCACATCTGACAAAATCAATATAAACAGCCCCTCCGGAGAGGGGCTGGAGAGTGGCGCTATGTGCCATTGCATGGTGCCGGGTGCCTCCCGGTGAATTCAGTACCAGCACCTGAATCCGCGATTATCCCATATACCTACTCGCTGATTGCCCCTCCGCACAGGGGGATTCACCATGCCAGTTTCTTTTAACAAACTCCCCGCAAACCAGACAACAGTCAACCGCCTGAATTGTGAAGTATTTAAAAATTTCTCCCGCTAACTGATACCCGGCTAACAGTCTGGCGTTTTCTTTTTCAGCAACGGGAAAGCAACAACCACCACACCCGCCACCAGCACACCGTCAGCCAGCACTGACATTATCCGGCTGCTGCAATGCCACTCACAAAAACAGTAAGCAATCACTTTTTACCGTAACAAGTGATAATCCAGATATGTATCTACCCCAGATGAGTAATCCGAAGTTCATCCATACCACAGGTCCTGGCTATTCTGTTGTACTCCTGAACAAGAGCAAATAATTCTGAATTAGCAACCATGAACTCATCGCAAACCCTCTGAATAGCATCACTATTCAGAATAATAACGTCTCTTCCCGAAAGACGATCAGGAGTACAGAACAAAACTGTCAAACGGCTGAAGGCCTTTGCTCGTGCTGCATTGACTATATCAATACGCTGCCTAAGGATGAAACACCCCGACGCCTCATCAATATTCACTCTACCCACACCATATGAATGATAAATATTTAATGCTGAAAAAACCATTAGACCGTATAACAAACACTCAATCAATACTTAACAGAACTTTTATTTTTGACAAACATATAATATTTTCAACAATATCCTGAGCCAGGTATATTTCAGTATAAGGCTCTGCCGGAAGGAATCTGGAAGAATGAATATAGCGCGCTGTACTGGATTCGAACCAGTGACCGATTGCTTAGAAGGCAATTGCTCTGTCCGGCTGAGCTAACAACGCTGAATACCGATAATGGACCGCCATCGGGGACCCGCCCCCGCACCAACAACCCTGTTATCGCGTCGTCTGCTCTTCCTGATAAGCTAATGGCGGTTTGTGATGGTGGCCCTTGCTGGATTTGAACCAGCGACCTGGCGATTATGAGTCGCTCGCTCTCACCACTGAGCTAAAGGGCCGGGAGCAGAATAATAACGGTCCGTAATTAATTCCGCAATAAAAAACCCGCTCGGCGGCGGGTTGTAGAAACTCTTCTAACGTCAGGCATAAAAGGCCCATCGTTATGACGAATTTACCACAGATTCCGGAAAAATCAACCTTGTTACCTAGTTACCTTTTTTAACTGCCGCTCAGCCCATGCTTCTTCAATATCAAACCGGGTCACCAGCGCATCATAGAATTTCTTAACTGTTTTTTCCCATGACGCGCGTGTTATCTGGTTTGTCACCTCGCATATAGCATTAAATGCCTCCGTTGATGGTAGTCTTTCATAGCCACGACCACCACAACGCTGGCAGTCTCTGATAACAGGCATACCACGTTTTACCGACTCTTCACGGTGAATGGCGACACCACGCCCACGGCAATCCTTACAGGCGGTGGAAACCTCACCCTTTCCGCCACACTCCGGACAGGCAACTTTTACCACCTCCCTGACTTTTTTCCATTCTTCCCAGTAAGACGGATACACGCCTTTTGTGCACTTTGCCCACACTGGTGGCTTACCATCCGGATACTGGATCTTGTTTGTAAAAACCTCGCTTTCAATAAATTTTTTTCCGTGACAGCAGGGGCACTGTTTTTTGCTCGCCGCGCTACGGGCATAATCTTCAAACGCATACGAAGCCATAATGCGCATCACTACCGGTTTTATTTCTGCCGGAAGTTTTCTCAACGCCGCCACACGATCGCACCGACTGAGTGCATATTCTGTCAGCAATTCTGTTGCCCGCTCTCTGTCATTCATACTAATGCCCATTTTCCCAAGGAACGCAGAAAACCCCATCTCAGCCCGATTCTGTGTCATGCCCTGCGCGGCCATCACATCAGTGATACTCAGCGCATCTTTCGACGTTGAGGCCGATGCATCAGTCAGGCCGGGGGATTTTGGGGAGTAGTATTTCGGTAAATCTTCCAGTTTCATTTTTTGACCTGCCCTTCAAGCATTATGGGGTAAATCTTCACGCCCAGCCGCCCCCCAGGAACGCGCTGACCGCGCACAATATTGATTTCATCAAACTGCTCGTCGTCTATGAGAAGTCCGGCATGCGTCAGCGCATCCAGTGGTGCTTTCAGAATATTGTCCAGGTCGCGACGACGCTTATCCGGTGGCTCTGCAATCACCTTTATCGCCAGCCTTCCGGACAGGCTTAATTTCAGCCGCTGCTGGCGAACAATAAGCGCCACAGCCCGGCGATAACGCTTTCCCTCCTCCGAGATAAAATATGTGCTGCCACGGCGTCGCCAGTAAGTGTTCACCGTTGGCGGGTAAGGCAAAACAAATTCTATGCGTTCAGTCATTTATGCTTTCCACTTCAGAACACCCGAATTTCTCGCGTGCATTAAAAAACGAATCAGCAACAACAGCTGGCTGCCGTGTTTTTCTTCAAAATCTTTTACCCCGGCGTGTAGTTCGCTATGGCATTTACGGCACAGCGGAATAACAAACAAATCATCAGCCTTTGTTCCCATCCCTCCCAGTCCATGACCAATGATGTGATGCGGATCATCTGCCTGATTGCCACACGTCATGCATTTCTGCGTTTTTACCCAACGCGTGTATACAGGCATCTCTTCCCGTTGTGATTTCTGGCGCTGGAGATACTGAGCCGGTGACTCCGGATCAACGGCAATGCTGACCACCGTCTTTTCCTGTGGCGGGTTTTGCTGGTGGGCGTGAGGCAGCGGCGCAAGATTTTTTGTGCGCTGCTTCAGTATGCTGGTGGCGGTCTGCTCTCCCGGTACGATGTCGCTTTCACGGTACATTGAGCGGATTTTTTCCGCACGCAACCCCAGCGAACGACGTAATACCGCTTCCGGTAGCGCGTCCGCCACCTGATTGCGGACCGCCCACCAGGATAATTCAGCCAAAGATAATTCACGCTCCTGCGTACCGCTTATTGCGTGACCGATGACGTCAATCATCCATGCTGACAGGTTTTGATGAGCAAGTTGCTCGAGTGATTCGGATGTCTGGTCACGCAGCTGGTTGTCGCAGTGCCAGCACAACACCATTGCGCCGGTACCATAACGGTGAATGACGGTTTCGCTGTGATGATAATCGCCGTGTGGCCACTGGCAGGATTTAATATGGCGCAACAGCCAGTCAGACAATGCACCAGCACCACCAGCAGCACGAATCACCCGTGCGTTACTGAAAAACGGCAGCAATGTTTTGTCTTCCACCAGCGGCTGGCGAGCGGCAGGAACGACCCCGGACGGCAGATTACGCATGCTTTTTGGTTCCGGCTCCACCAGTATTCTGCCGTTATGGAATGCTGACATTGATTCACGGCCTGGCTTAACGATAACCAGACCGAGTTCCGGTACCAGAACAGGTCGAAGTAATACCCGCACATTACCTCCAGATCCGTTGCTGGAATGTGCGGGACGGACGCGCTGGCCGTTCGGAGTAAGGGAGCCTGACGGAGATTATCCAGTGACGGTAGTCGAGGCTAAGGGCTTTTTTAACCTCGCATCCGCGCCTGCGGTAACACTGAATGAGCCATTCGGCCTGTTCTTCAGTGCATGGGGGATGCTGGTACCAGTCAGATTTGAATGCGTGAAAACACCGTCCGCGCCTGCTGGCAAAGACGGCAGAATCATCAGAATTGTATAATTTGGTATCGTGCGCCATCGGTTGTCTCTGCTGGCGCAGCAGGTGCCAGTTGTTCAGGCTGGCCTGTGGATTGTAAACCAGAATACGTAAAACAAAAACCCGCCGAGGCGGGCATGAATGAGAATTATTTTTGTTTTATGGTAAATGAAATAACATTGTCAGAATGAATCATATCTGATTCTTTAAATCGTGTAATTGCAGATAACTCATTTAAAGGAAGAGCAAAGATATCAGTTAACTCAGTTACCTTTATGATTGAATGCTTATCAAGAAGTAAAAGTAACTTATTAAGTAACTCAGGCTCTTCTTTTGGGATTGCATCATCTAACGGCTCCCTACGATGGAATGGCGCTAATTGCTTAAATATATAGCTTTTCTGATTATCGCTAATTAACTTAAGGCTATGACTCCTCATGGCAATACTACCGATAGATGTAATCCAACGTAGTTTTAATCGTTCTAACGCTGATAAATTTGGACTATAAAATTCACGCCCGAAAGTCGTGGCTGGCATTAAAAAGCTGGAGGCAAAATAATCGGCCTGCAACTCCACTAGGTCGAATAATTCTTTATCATTCAGGTAGTCATCCTCCACTGCCCTATGCATAATTAAATGGCCAAGTTCATGAGCAAGACTAAATCGCATGCGAACAGCCGTCTTCGAGCTATCTAACATAATTAAAGGCCGCCCATTATGCCAGAACGAAAAGGCATCAACTTTCTCACCAGAAGGTAAATGAGAAACCACGATTCCTTTATTTTCAACAAGTCTAGTTAAATTGAGTATTGGACCATCACCTAACCCCCAAAAACGCCTTAATTGGGTGGACATATCCTCAATATCAGATAGAGACAGAACCTCAAAATCAATAATATCGAATTCAGGCAGAACCACATCTGGTAATTGAGCATATTTTAGACATTCATCCAATATTAATGCCGCCCAACGCCCACGTGTTTTCCCTGTAACTCGAGCCTTTTTGGTCGCAGTTGAACGACTTCTAAAATGAATCGCCCCCTCCAGAGATGGAGAAGCACTGGAGGCTAAGAAAAATCGTTCTGGAAATCCTAACACCTTGGCTATTGCAGAAAGTGTATCAGCAGAGGGAGACTTCAACCCCTTCTCAAATGACGAAATAGCTTGTCTTGAAATATTGAGCACTCTGGCAAGTTCAGCCATCGTCAACCCTTTTGCCTCTCTTGCCTCCTCAAGGCGACGAGGATTAAACGATTTATCAGTAAATGGTGTTTGTGCGATATTCATGCTCATGATTGCTGTGATTTAATTATTTGCTCGGTAAGAATCTTGATTTTATCTTCAATCTCAGAATCCACATTTTCTGCTTCAACTTCTACCATCGTCATAATTGGTAAAGACTCAGTATAAAGAATCCCGTAATTATCCGAAGAAGGAACAGTTAAATTCAGTTTGGACAAGTGCTGATTACTGCCATCATGTAACATATAAACATGTCCACCAGACGCTCTCCCATCCAGGGAGTCGGCATTTTCATCCCCAAAATTCAATTCATAATTTTGATTAGCGTAAACAGCTCTATACAATGCCTGCTTAGGAAGTGGCGCATTACCCGATAAATGATGTGCCGTCATTTTCCAGTTGTTCGAGTGAATCGCAATGTGTTTACAATTTTTAGCAGCATTGCTACCGACTTCAAAATCCAGCCCCACACGCTTAGCCGCATTCTCAAGCAATGCATCGGCATAAAACCAGCGCAAATATGACTGTGCTTGAGCCCAAAAAGAACCAAACTCTTTTGCCTTCATATGCGAATGAAGATAAGCCTGTGCTAACGCGATCGAAAGCTCTTTGCGGCACTCCTTGTCATATGCTTCTAACAACTGTTGAGATAAATTCTGCATGACCGTAATATCCTTGTTGTTTTGGTGTCAACCATATTTCCATTTAACATAGACTTTGTCAACCAGATAGATGCTAGAAAAACCCGCCGAAGCGGGTTAAGCGCGGGTGCATTGAGGATGCCTGACTCATCAGAGGTGGCGAGGGATTTCTCCCCCGCCAGGTCTCTTACTCCTCAGGTTCGTAAGCTGTGAAGACAGCGACCTCCGTCTGGCCGGTTCGGATTCGTACCTCGCAGAGGTCTTTCCTCGTTACCAGTGCCGTCACTATGACGGTTAAACAGATGACGATCAGGGCGATTAGCATCGCCTTTTGCTGCTTCATAGCCTGCTTCTCCTTGCCTTTCGGCACGTAAGAGGCTAACCTACGTGTGTAGAGCATAGATATGGCCTCAGATTAATGTTAAGCGTCTTGCCGGACGCGTAATGTTAACTGGGGCTTTTCTCTATCTGCCTTTTGGTGTTCATGCCTGAGACAGATAGCCTCAAGCACCCGCTGCAATTCTACTTAACTCTCCTTTTCCCGCAAACCGTTTTTATCCCCAGCGGCAAATCGAATACACCACCAGCGCCACCGCCATCGCAATTCCTACCGTTGTTAATGCTTCAGGCCAGCTCATTGATTCACCTCCTGCGGCGGTTCTGGTAGCGGCATCCAGTGTGACGGTTTCCACGACGCACCAGGAATTATCCACCCATCATTAGCGTCAGGATGCCCGGGGATGTAAGTAGCCCATTTCATTCGCCAGTCACCTTTCCTGTCAAACTCCACGGCAACAAGAACGGCTGTTTTGGTATTCGGCATTCGCTCACTACAGCTTATCCAACCATCCGGAGTTGCCGGAGAGTTGCCCGATAGTGCATTCTGCTCCAGTGATGCTTTTACAAACCACGCTGCCTGAACTATAACGCCATGAATCCAGCGCAAATCAGCATCGCGATCTTTCTTTTTCATCTTTTCGCCACTTAAGGCCTTGCTTATGTGGCTGCGTACCAGGTCTTCATGTAATTCCTTCGCCTCCTCAATGGTGAAACCACCAGGCAGAAGAGCCGGAGTTACCGGAGAGCTGGTTGACGCTTCCGGGATTTCCCGAAAATTATTGGTTGACGAATTCTTGCTTTCCCGAAAGTTTCCGGACTGAAGCATGGCGGTGCGGCAGGCGTTCCATATTTCGGCAGCAATATCGCGCTCGCTATCGGTTAATTTGTACGTGGAAACATAGCCAGAGAGCATTTCTACGTTTTCCGGAGTTGCTTCTTCCGGCACTACCGGCGCTGGCGGGGCGATGCGTCCAAGCAACTTATTTACCTCTTTCGCCATCGCGTCATATTTATCTAAATGGCGATTAGCTTCTAAGCAGACTCGGCGCATCTGATCTGAGTTAACTCGTTTAACTGGATCTGCTTCCAGCGATGCCAGCGCAATCCGTGCCAGTTCCATTTGTTCACCACGGGTAAGCCCGTTTTCAAGCGGGTTTTTAATGAACAATTCAATACGTTCTTTGGTAATAGTGGTCATGTGTTACTCCTTAACCCGCAGTGCTTTCAACTGATGAGGGGAACAAAATCTTTTCATCAAACCCTGCATTCATATCATGGACAGCAACACACCAATCCATTGACGAACGATTATCAAGAGCCTCCATGATTTCATCCATGCGGCGCAGGTCATACAGGTAAATGCTTTTATCGCCAATGGTGTAAAAACCAATTTTTTTCGGTGATGGACAGCGATCAAGAACGTCCTGTAATTCGTTCAACCATGCCTGTTCTTTTTTTGTCAAAGTTGCCATATCAGTTTTCCTTATACGGATTAATTTTATTGTGCAGTGTGTTGAACGGAGCCCATACCACGTCGTTATACAATTCAATAACTGGCTCAATTATTTTTCCGATTCCCCATACCAGAATTAACGGGGATATCGGTATCATCAACACGATAAACAGAATGAGAAACAAAAATTCTGTCGCTCTACTTTTTCGCGGATATTCTTTTCTGAATAATGTAGGCACATCACTCTCCTTTGTTGCTCCTCAAAATTTTATGCCCTGGCGCAAAAGCACGCGTTTTGTCGGCACTTATTCGCCACCCATCTTTACGTGCCTCTTTTGCACAGCCAGCCCATGACGTACCGATATACTCACCAAAATCTGGCGACTGATATTTGCCATCCGTACACTGGCGGCAATCACAATAGAGATGCATGGTATAACTTGCGGCAATACCCATTCAGCCTCCTTTGATGCCCGTGTTTACAACCAGGCAGGCCTCCTTGAGTACCCAGTCAATAGCGTCTTTCCATGCTCCGGTTTCAACTGGCGGATCCTCACGCCGTACCTGTTCATAAAAGCGCACAGCTTTAACCAGTCCTTCTGATGTCACCGAAGCTGGCGGGGCCGTGAATAACGCCTGAATTTCATAGTTTGGTCTGTCGTTACAATCCTCTTTTGTCGGGACATATTTCCAGTCACCAACCCACTGCTTCCCCTGAAAGTCTGTAACGCCTTTTTTCACGTAGCGATATCGCCATGCCACTGGTTTTGCCTGCCCTGCCTTTTCATGCCCTTCCTGATAATTAATCTCGCTCATTCATCGCCCCACTCATCACAATATGCTTCGACCGGTGTTTTCCCTGCTTCATAATCATCACGCCATGCTTCAGCATCAGCGGCACTTCTACCGCGTAACTCTGCATAATCCATTAACAGTTCATGCCATTCTTCAAAACTGGCGTTATATTTAGTTGAACCAAAATCAGCCATTTTGTTCTTCCTCTTCGTCTTTTATTTCGTGGTATGAGTAATTGCAGTAGTTAAAGAAAATATCTTTAGCTTCATCCTGTATTTCATCTGGTGTTGCATCATCATCCACTTCGAATTCATCCTCGAAATCTCCACCGGCTATTCCCGTTTCAATAATTATTTTGAATTTTCGCATTTCACTACCGCCCTTTCGGACGGCCTCCTGATGTTCTGAGGGTGCAGGAATCCCTCCGGTTAAGGATTTAATAAAAATCGTTTCTGATTTAAATCTTCAGTATTTAGTTGTTAGTCGGTTTATAGCCTTTATGCTTCGGCCTTATTTCTCAGCCATACACAAACCGGGCCATCTTCGGTGTCATGTATTGAACCAATAAACCATCCATTGCCCTCTGGTCGTTCCGGTTCCCATGCAGAAATATCAGCATCACGCGCATCAAGGTCAGCACATCCTTCATCTCTGAAGCAGAGGACGTATTGAAGATTATTTTCCTCCATCCAGGCGTTAAACTCTTCCGTTGAAATATATTCCCGACCGTCACAGAATTTTTCATATTCAGGATGCGTCCAGCAGCCATATTCATCACGTACTACTGGTATTTCTTTGATTTCATTCATTTCTGTTCTCCCACGTTTTCAGACTTTCACCACAGAACGGACAAAATGAAACCCGAACTGGTAATTTAGAAAATTCACCGGAACGCAACATCACAAAATCAGGACCGCGAGTTAAACTCTCATTCCAGATTTTGTATATCAGCAGACCTTTTCGCATCGTGTATTCAGCATCATGCTCAAGGGACTTTGCCAGTGCTGCACATGGTTCTATCTTGTTGCCATTAACCTGGCATTTTGATTCACTCACCGCACCACCTCCTCAAAATTCCCCTGATAAAACGCCAGTACGCGCTGCATAACTTCGCTCTTCCGGCACTCGCGACAGATTATGTTCTGACGCCTGTCGTAGCGACGTATTTCTCCGTCAGGTAATAGCCAGATAAGGTCCGGATCAACCACAGATGGTTTCTTCAGCTTTGCCCTTGAGAGTTTTTTGCGGGCGTTTTGCCAGTCCTTGCGCGCCTGCTCAGACGGGAATACTCCGTAACCGGAATTGTAAACATCACCACTGGCGGCCAGCTCCATGCATAAACGACCGACAGACGTATGACTGACACCAATTTCATCCGATAACTGCCGAATCGTGCCTCGTCCGTTAAGGCGTACGAATTCCACGATCAGCCCTTTAATTTTTTCCCGCTCTTCTTGTGTAAAAACTTTTGCCACAAGCCCTCCTGAAAATTACCTCATGACCAGAAATTAACACTTACCCCCTGAAGCCCGGCGGAATTTCAGTGTCCGGTTCAGAAATGTGATTCACGCAACGCTGCGCAGGCGAACGCCCCAGGCGGATAACCAGTTCATCCCATTTTTCCCGGAGTTTTGCCGGACTCATGATGTTTTTTACCCAGAACGAATCCCGCTGGAGACGCCCAAACATTTCACAAATTTGTCTGTGAGTTCTGCCATCCAGCATCCGCATTGTGCGAACGTCATTGGCCCATGCTGTCCAGTTGGGTTCTTTCGGTCTAGTGATCTCGCCATCATCGCTGGCCGCCTGCTCGTAAAGACTCACGATTCGTCCCCAGATCCACTGTGCGCACACCAAATCTTCCTGACTTCCCCACTGGCGTTTTTTCGCACTGAACACAACCGCGTCAGGGTGTCGGGTTAAAAAATCCTGTTCAGCCGTCTGCGGGTCCGGTTGCGAAGCGTCCGGACAAGAAGATCTTTTATCTGACGGATCAGGTTTTAATACTGACGGATCGGGGTCAATCATCGCCCCCCTAATCGGCAGTTTTTTATCAACGGTTGATCCATCAAAATTTGACGGGTCAACCGTTGAGGGGTCAATATTTGACGGGTCAACTGTTAACGGGTCATTTTTTGCCGGGCTAATTTTTCTTTTCGGTTTATATGACTCACGCGCCGCCGCCGCAGCTGCTTCGAGTTTTTCCACATTAAGCCGATAGATATTGCTTACATTACGCCCACCGACCTTACGCTCTTCCTTCGTCAGCCAGCCCTCTTTCGCCAGTTCTGCAATAGCCGATTTCACTGTGGATTCACTTCTTGCACCGATCTGACGCCGGATAGTTTCAATGGCAGGCCATGACACGCCCTCGTCATTGCTGTAGTCTGCAAGACGGGCCATAACCGCCACCCTGGATAAGATCATGCCGGTGAAGGCGCACCCTTCCCAGACAAGACCATGAAGCTTGCTGCTCATAAAACCCCCGAACACCGTGCTTTTAGTGCATCACCACAGCATTCCCTGCCGGGCCGCCGCGATTCATCTGGTCATACAAAACAACCGCTGACGCAACAAAATCATCGACATCCTTCACCAGCCGATCCCTCCGTTCGACGATCTCACGGTAATATTCAGAACTGTGGCTGCGCATACGGGCCACCAGCAAAGGCGGCATCGCCTTTTCGATCGCCGGTAACAGAGCCTGCATTTTTTCAACAGCATCAGGGGTGTCTTTATCCAGCCAACGGAAAATTTTCTGGGTATTACGGGCCAGGGCTTCCGGATGGCTGTCGTCGTACAGTTCAGGAAACGTCATACCCAACTCAAAATAAGCCTGGGTTATTCCAGCTGCCGGAACTTTTTCGCCATCAGGACGCGCCCAGGCATTCATCGCCATGCGGATGTGTTCATGCTTGATTTTCATGAATCCCCCCTTGGTTAGAAGGCGGATTATGATCTGAACCGGGAATGACAACCGTCGGTATGTGTAACTCATATTTGAGCGCCCCGGCAGTGACTGCCTGAATTAGCAACGCCCATTTCCACGGAACCTCTTCCCCCCACATGCTGACTGTGGTTTTTGACGTTCCTAGAGCTGCGGCTGTTTTAACAACTCCGCCAAAATAGCCTAATACTTCTGATTTTTTCATGAGTCGCTCCATAAAACTGAACGCCAAAAGTTTAATAATCAAAACCAAAGAAAGTCAAGAAACAAAACCATCTGTGTTTTAAAATCAAAACATGAGCAAGCAAACAATATCTGAACGCATAACCCAACGTATGCATGCGCTAAACCTGAAAGGCAAAGACCTTGTCAATGCCACTGGCGCATCAAAAGGCTCCGTAAGTCAATGGATGAACGGTGGAGGAGCGCCGTCCTCGCGTTACATAAGTTCACTGGCAAACATATTGAAAGTAAACGAAAATTGGCTTCTTAATGGAGGAGAGTTAAATACAGGTGATTCGCTTGATCTATCTTTACCGCCGATAAAAACGGTTCCGCTACTATCACTTCAGCAGGCAGCAAGCTGGAGTGATTATATGAAAAATTCCTCAATAACCTCTTGTGTGCAGCTTGTCGGAGAAATCCCGGCCAATACCTTTGCAGTTGTTCTAGAGAGTGACAGTATGTCAACATCTGGTGGGGGAGTTTCCATCCCAAATGGTTCAACAGTTTTTGTTGATCCCGATCGAACCGTACAACCGGGAAATATTGTCCTTGCCTTACCCAAAGGGACCACAACACCTGTCATTCGTAAACTGGAGATAGAAGGGCCGGATATTCTTTTAGTCCCCACGAATCCTCGCTACCCTTCAATTATGCTGGATGATCTATCTTGCATATTGGGCGTATGCTTTAAAATTCAACAAGATATTTAACCGACCTCATTTATTTGATTAACTGTATGCCATCGTGGTGATGGCTTAACAACTGCCTGCTTAAAATGTTTTGATAAAAAAACATTGACCTGAAAAGTTCATTTTTCTAAACTTCATTCATTCCCTCTCCCCACCCCACAGAATGCAGGGCAATACTTCGAGTTACCAGGCAGTGGTCAGGGGTTAAGTAGCCAGCCCGAGGCGTAAGAACATGACGGCAGGGTTCAACTTTAATAACTATGCAGCAGGTTTTTGTTCCGCTACCCCGGCGTTAAGGGGAAATGAGGTCAGCATGGATACTATCGATCTTGGCAACAACGAATCTCTGGTATGCGGTGTGTTCCCTAACCAGGACGGCACCTTCACCGCGATGACGTATACCAAAAGTAAAACGTTTAAAACCGCAGCTGGCGCGCATCGCTGGTTAGCAAGAAACACTGACTGATGAGGTTGACGATGGAATTTAAAGATTTACCTCCTTCAATCCAGGAGATTGCAGCACACACACTTCGTCATCGTCTGAACGAACTTGAATTGGAATCGGTAACAAAAAAAGACACTGATAATATGGCTCGTAATGTGCGCGATGCGTTTACTGGGCTGTTTTCAGATACAGCTTTAAATATCCATGGCACAGAGGATACAGCAAAACAATTTGCAGAAAAAGAAGTGGAAGATCCCAGCTCAAAGAGCCAGAAACAGCCAAACAACCATGAAATTAACGAACTGCTTCTGGCAACAGGCTTCATAAATATTAACGAATATGAACGCCGTAAAAAAATGTTATCTGATTAATCCATCAAGATATCTTTTTAGCATCAGCGTTTCTACGTTATTAAAACCATCAGATTTTAACATAGCTTCGATTCGCTGATTTAAATTGCCAACTAACTGTTGATACTGAGTAGATGGAAGCATGTGTACCAGCTCCTTGAGAACACAATAACATGCACCAAGTTTTAACTCCTGCTCTGACATTTTATCCTCCATTGAGGTTACTGGTTGAGAATGGAGACCTCTCGTGACAGCGTGTGGTCGTGCGCCGGACACGGATAAGAATCCGGCACTGACAGTTTACTGAAAGGATATGTCCCTGAAAAGTCAGGGCATAACGCGAAAGCGCACGGCGAAATTGGTCTCTCTGTACGGTGTCGTTAAATTTAGTTCGACCGTGCGCTTCCGGTTGTGGCAATCCGCGAAATGGCGCGGCGGTAAGTATGGCGGGGTTATTCCTTCCCCGCTGAGGACACCGGGTTGTCAGGTTGACCATACGCTTAAGTGACAACCCCGCTGCAACGCCCTCTGTTATCAATTTTCTGGTGACGTTTGGCGGTATCAGTTTTACTCCGTGACTGCTCTGCCGCCCTTTTTAAAGTGAATTTTGTGATGTGGTGAATGCGGCTGAGCGCACGCGGAACAGTTAAAACCAAAAACAGTGTTATGGGTGGATTCTCTGTATCCGGCGTTAATTGTTAACTGGTTAACGTCACCTGGAGGCACCAGGCACCGCATCACAAAATTCATTGTTGAGGACGCGATAATGGAAACGTTATTACCAAACGTTAATACGTCTGAAGGTTGTTTTGATATTGGTGTTCTGCTCAGTAACCGGGAGTTTACTGAAGATGCCATTAATATGAGGAAATATGAGCCTTATCTGCTCAATGATAATTCCATACTTTCCCGAATTGCTCTTCTTGAACTTGGTATTTTCGGAGAACGTCAATGACTTCAGCATTTGCACTGATGATGACGGTTTTTCTTATAACGGGTGAATCACAGAATGTGATTACCGGAATTTATGCAAGTAAAGAATCCTGCCTCCAGGCAAGAGACGAGCAAAAAATTTCTGGTGAATGCCTCCCGCTAAAAAAAGTATCGCTGTACCTGAATAACGAAACACCGGCTGGATAACCCTCCAGCCATATTAACACCATACCAACGGATTAAAAATGCCAGCAATGGCAGGGATTCGTTCACCCTGAAATCTGTAATGAGGTTAAAACAAAATGAGTAAGGTCTTTATTTGCGCTGCTATTCCTGACGAACTGGCAACAAGGGAAGAAGGCGCTGTGGCTGTAGCCACAGCCATTGAAGCTGGCGACGAACGCCGTGCTCGAGCAAAATTTCACTGGCAATTCCTGGAACATTATCCGGCTGCTCAGGACTGCGCTTATAAATTTATTGTCTGCGAGGATAAACCTGGCATACCCCGCCCTGCCCTCGATTCATGGGATGCTGAATATATGCAGGAAAACCGCTGGGATGAGGAGTCTGCTTCCTTTGTCCCGGTTGAGACTGAATCAGATCCGATGAACGTCACTTTTGACAAGCTGGCCCCTGAAGTACAGAACGCTGTCATGGTTAAGTTCGACACATGTGAAAACATCACCGTTGATATGGTTATTAGCGCACAGGAATTGTTGCAGGAAGACATGGCAACATTCGACGGACATATCGTTGAAGCGTTGATGAAAATGCCAGAAGTTAACGCCATGTATCCGGAGCTTAAGCTGCATGCCATCGGGTGGGTTAAGCATAAATGTAAGCCTGGTGCCAAATGGCCCGAAATTCAGGCAGAGATGCGCATCTGGAAAAAACGTCGCGAAGGTGAACGCAAGGAAACCGGAAAATACACGTCTGTTATTGATCTCGCCCGCGCCAGAACCAATCAACAGCACAGTGAAAATTCAACAGGAAAAATCAGCCCGGTCATTGCTGCCATTCATCGCGAATACAAGCAGACATGGAAAACACTGGATGACGAACTGGCCTACGCTCTCTGGCCTGGTGATGTGGATGCCGGAAACATTGACGGCAGCATCCATCGCTGGGCAAAAAATGAAGTTATCGACAACGACCGCGAAGACTGGAAGCGTATCTCGGCATCAATGCGCAAACAGCCTGATGCCCTTCGCTACGACCGCCAAACTATTTTTGGCCTTGTCCGTGAGCGTCCGATCGACATTCACAAAGATCCCATAGCACTGAACAAATATATCTGCGAATACCTGACGACAAAGGGCGTGTTTGAGAATGAAGAAACAGACCTGGGCACTGTTGATGTTCTCCAGTCATCAGAAACACAAACTGATGCAGTGGAAACTGAGGTATCTGATATCCCAAAAAATGAAACCGCGCCGGAAGCTGAACCATCTGTAGAGCGTGAGGGGCCGTTCTATTTCCTCTTCGCAGATAAGGACGGAGAAAAATGCGGTCGCGCAAACAAACTTTCTGGTCTGGATAAGGCACTGGCTGCTGGCGCCACTGAAATCACAAAAGAAGAATATTTTGCCCGAAAAAATGGCACATACACGGGCTTACCGCAAAATGTAGATACCGCTGAAGATTCAGAACAACCAGAGCCGATAAAAGTTACCGCTGACGAAGTAAACAAAATTATGCAGGCAGCCAATATCAGCCAGCCTGACGCCGATAAGTTGCTTGCTGCATCACGTGGTGAATTTGTTGAAGGGATTAGTGACCCGAATGATCCGAAATGGGTTAAGGGGATCCAGACCCGCGATTCTGTGAACCAGAACCAGCATGAATCGGAACGGAACTACCAAAAAGCGGAACAAAACAGCCCAAATGCGTTACAAAACGAGCCAGAAACGAAACAGCCTGAACCAGTGGCGCAACAGGAAGTGGAAAAAGTCTGCACCGCCTGCGGTCAGACCGGCGGCGGCAACTGCCCTGATTGTGGCGCGGTGATGGGCGACGCAACATACCAGGAAACATTCGATGAAGAGTATCAGGTTGAAGTTCAGGAAGATGATCCGGAGGAAATGGAAGGCGCTGAACATCCACACAAGGAGAACACTGGCGGCAATCAGCATCACGATAGCGATAATGAAACTGGCGAGACGGCAGATCGCTCAATTAAGGTGAACGGTCATCACGAAATCACATCCACCAGCAGGACGTGTGACCATCTAATGATCGACCTTGAAACCATGGGAAAAAATCCTGATGCCCCGATCATCTCAATAGGTGCAATATTTTTCGATCCGCAAACCGGAGATATGGGACCGGAATTTAGTAAGACTATCGATCTGGAAACTGCTGGCGGAGTCATTGATCGGGACACCATTAAATGGTGGCTTAAGCAATCACGCGAAGCGCAATCTGCCATTATGACCGATGAAATCCCGTTAGATGATGCACTGTTACAATTGCGGGAATTTATCGACGAAAACTCCGGTGAATTTTTTGTTCAGGTTTGGGGAAATGGAGCCAACTTCGACAACACGATTTTGCGCCGTTCATACGAACGGCAGGGGATCCCCTGCCCGTGGCGTTACTACAACGATCGCGATGTACGCACAATCGTTGAGCTGGGGAAAGCCATAGACTTCGATGCCAGAACGGCTATTCCATTCGAAGGTGAGCGCCATAATGCACTTGATGACGCCCGTTACCAGGCAAAATACGTTTCAGCTATCTGGCAAAAACTGATCCCAAATCAGGCTGATTTTTAATGTTCAACCCCGGTCGTTGCCCACCAGCTATAGTGGCGGCGACCATGATTAGCGAACGACGCTCATGGCAAGACTTATTCTGCTCACTGAGTGGGCAAAAGAGGAATTCAGTGAACCGGTCCCTACTCCGAGTACGTTAAGTAAATACGCTAAAGCCGGAATGATATTTCCTCTCCCCAAAAAAGTTGGAAGACGCTGGCGAGTGGATCCGCAAGCTCGCTTTGTCGGAATGGTAAACAAGCCGGAGGTGATCGCCACAGATCACCCTGCTTTGAAGAGGATACTGGAAGATGGCGCGCCCGCGAAAATATAAAACCGATGTTCCGGGATTATCTCCGTATTTTGACAAAAGAAATAACAAAGTTTACTGGCGTTACAGGCATCCCATAACAGGCAAAAATCACGGTCTCGGCAGTATTGACCAGAAACTGGCAGAAACTATTGCAGCAGAAGCGAACAGCCGTCTTGCCCGGCAGCAAATGGAACAAATGCTCAGTCTGCAGGAGAAAATTATTAGTGATACCGGCGGTTCATCAACCGTTACCATTTTTCTGAATAATTACAGAAAAATTCAACAGGAAAGATATGAAAACGGCGAGATCAAACTCAACACGCTGAAACAGAAAGCGGCCCCTCTCAGGGTATTTGATGAACGTTTTGGCACCAGACCGTTAGATGCCATAACCGTAAAAGATGTGGTATCAGTACTGGAAGAGTACAAGGCCAGAGGACATAACAGAATGGGACAAATTTTCAGGAAAGTACTGATCGATATTTTCCGGGAAGCTCAGCAAACGGGCGATGTCCCGCCAGGCTTTAACCCTGCAGAATCGGCAAAAAAACCGCAGGTGCGGATATCAAGACAGCGACTGACTTTTGATGAGTGGATGATGATTTATAACGCAGCGGAAAAGGATGGTTACTTTTTACAGCGCGGTATGCTGCTGGCACTGATGACAGGCCAGCGCCTTTCAGATATTTGCAAAATGCAATTTTCGGATATCCGGGATGGTTATCTTCATGTCGAACAGCAAAAAACAGGAACCCGGATTGCCATCCCTCTGGCTCTGCGTTGCGATAAATTAAATCTCACCCTAGATGATGTGGTGTCATCCTGCCGCGATTGCGTTCTTAGTCCGTGGCTATTGCACCACCATCACGCGAAAGGGACAGCTAAGCGCGGCGGGATGGTTAAGCCAGCAACATTAACCGTTGCATTTAAAAAAGCCCGGGATTCTGTGGATTACAACTGGCGTGCTAATGGCACCCCACCCTCTTTCCATGAGCAGAGATCTTTATCAGAGCGATTGTTCAGAGAGCAGGGGGTTGATACCAAAATTTTGCTGGGCCATTCGAATCAAAAAATGACCGATATTTACAACGACGCACGCGGTAAGGAATGGAAAAAACTGGTCATTTGA